TAGCAATCAAAGTCTTTTCCATCTGTCTCTGAACTATCAATTATTATTGCTTCCTTCAGAGATTTTGGGTCACGGGTTGATGTCAAGAACCCGGATAAATAAGCCCACGTTTTAAAACCACGTGGCTCTTTAAAAAACTTTGGCTTAACTGTACGTTGGTAAAAGGACACTTTACTTGGACCATAATGAACAGGATATAAAATTCCTGAATCATATGAGAAGCATAAAGGTACAAGATTAGGTTTATTCTTCAATAAACTTAATAAATACTTAATTGCCTCTTCTAAATAAAAATGCCTTGATGACCATTCATACAGTATATTAAGCGCTACACGCACGTCTTCGTCAGAGTCAAGGTAAGTAATATATGCTGGTGTAATAAAACGACCATCATAATAATCACCTCCGCAACTCTCACGAAAGAGCCCAACTGAATAAGATTTACTTAAATTAACGAGAAAACCTGCTCTTTCGAGTAAGTCAACAGTAGAGTGATAAACACTTCTACGAACGATAATGTCATCACCAAAGACGGCAGTATGTCGCCAGTTGATGTGACCTCCCCGTAATCTTTTATTTGCAGTGTAAACAAGCGCACTGCAAACTAAAGTTAACAAAGGAAAAGTAAATCCATTACCCATAGTACTAACCATAGGTAATTCAATAAGCTCTCCATCCACAGAAATATTGGGACTTCTCAACATTTCTATAATTTGAACAATACAAGGAGGAAATAATAACCTTAATAATTCCATAGATATGGAATCACTTGCACTTTTCAAATCAATCGTACAAAAAGGATCCTTAAACTGTTGGCAGAATAAACTTCCGCTTCTAGCATAAGCCTGATTGATAGTCTGTTGATTTGTAATATCTAAACCAATAGATTTTAACGATTGTTGGAGGAAACGTCCAAATGCAAGTTGAAACCACATATTAATAGTGGGTTCACAAGCAATAACGCGGTCAGTTTCACTGTTCTTTGGAACAGTAGTTAGTCTGCTACCTTGCACGCATTGGTATCGCTTAGCTTTTAAATTAGAAAGTAACAATTCAAAAGTTTCAGCATGATAACCTTTTAAATAGCGTACAAAGAAAAGAGATCTTTCTGTATAACTAACCTTATCCTTCGAAAGTTTATCAAGGATATGAGTTAATCCAACAGCATCACTAGAAGCTCCTTTCCCAAAGGATAAGAAGTCCTCATGGCCAAAAATGGCCATAGGTAGGATCTGTTGAGGATAAGTCTCGATTCCATATCTTTCACAGATATGCTGAGTCCCTAACTGCAAAGTTTTTTCAATAAAGAGTTTAGCTTCTGATATTTCTTCAGCGGAAAGACTTATATTGAAAGATTGGACACGTTTGCAATCACTTTTAAATTGAGTAATTGCTACTAAACGTGTAGAATCATTAGAGCTGCATGAAAATTTCTTTCCATGTCGTTCTAACATTCGAATTGCAGGTGGTGTAGTACAACCACGTAGGTCAGTAGAGATAGCTTCTGATAGTTTAGTAAACATATCAACCTCCAAAAGGAAAAAGAATAATTAAATGATACCTGTTGTGACTAAGTCACCAATACCGGAAGATTGGTTATTGAGGACACCGACAAGAAGCGATAACATGGCACGTATTTCATTGCCAGAATTATACGCATCGGCACCTGCAGGTACTTTAATAGAAAGAGTAACAGAACCGAGTTGAACCGGATTATTGGTTAAAACTCCTGCACCTTTTCTAATAATTATTCTAGTTTCGTTTTTAGGCACGGGGCCCATACAAAGACCTGTCATCGGATTAACCGGTGGTAGGGCTTTCATACTGGAAGGTCTAACGACAGTTAGAGTGAAAGGGCTTGATACAGAATGTAAGCTCACATTAGCTTGAGTTCCACCAATAGCAGTTACAGCATATTGTTTCCCATACGTAGTAGGGGCAACATCAGTTGTAACAGTATAAGTTGGAGTAGTCAAACCAGTTTGAGCTCCACCAGTAATAACCTGGCCAGATGTAATTGAAATACTCATTTTCGTGCCTCTTTTAATAGAGTTCGTACGTTAATGGAATCGAGATTGCACAAGCACAGAAATCAAGTAAGATAACTGTGTATATCCAGCGTCAATACCGAAACCGGGGAGCGCCAGGAAATCTGGAGCAGTTGAAAGATCAACCAATTCTCTAATATAAGATACATAAGTTACACCAGTACTACCATTAGATTGAGGGGTTAAAACCCAATTCTTTCTACTAGCAGGGGTCTGTGAAACAGATATATTAATATTAAAGTTGGAAGTAATTTTTGTTGTACGCACAGCCCCTTTAACACCCATTAAAATTTCTTCATCATATTCCCAAAAATTTGAGACATGGAAGAAATAATCAATTGCCCAAGAAAAAGGAATTATTTCCCAAGCATTTGATAAGGCACCCTTTATTGAGATGCCATTTAAAAAGTCTAAAAGAGCTGAACAAGCACTGTAGCAAGAAGCTGCGGCGCCGTTGCGTATTATGCTAAGGTTACGAAATGCTTTTACCCTAGTTGAAAATTCTGTATGACAAGTCACTTCTTTTTTACAAGAAAGGCCTGTAAAAGAATAAACATTAAGGGATTCTTCACTAATTGTAGTTGGAACCTTAAAGTCAAATGTACTAGCACTACCGTTCACTGAGTGAAGATTCATGGGATACTGTTCCATGGCAACACGTCTAGCAGCGGCCTCGAGGTCTTTTAATGTCGGTTCAATGGCAAATTTCCACGCTAACCATAAATCTGCAATAGATTTAGATAAGTGCTTCCAATTTGAAGTTGAACCGCCTCTTGTAATTAAAATCTTAACAGTCTCTGTTATGAGAGTTATAAGAGAAGAGGTAACCTCGCGATGTAATACAGCGGTTTTCTTCCTTTCCGTATAGTACGGTAAACCATCAATAGAAGGTTTATCCTCACTCAGACGTTGTAAGACACTAGTGGTAGATAAAGCGTAAGCTTTACTTACCATGTCAGACGGCAAAGTGGGATGCGAAAATGAAGTACCACCATAGTCAAAAGATCCACCAAAATTATTAGCAACACGATAAGGCTTAGAAAATTCTTGAAAAGAATATTCAAGCACCTTAAAAATGTTGATAAATCTATAGTTCGCCGAATAAGGCGACGCAACGAATTCACCATTGTCGATCCGATCCTTCCAAAAGGGGTTATTTATAATGTTTGATTTTGAACTAGATATATACGGCCTATTTATAGTGCTCGCATATGGCTTAGTCAACCATCCACTAGAATATTCCCAGTGGGTAGGAAGATTTTCAGTAGTGATACGTGACATAGATTTAATAATAGATGGTGAGATGAAATAGGTTATGTCGATAATGACATAACCCTATGGCGAAGACCCCGTGAGGGG